AGAATTTTTTCATGAACCCTCTCTCTCTTTAAGATCAGGGAAAGACGGATTTAAACATATTAAAAAAATCATGGAAGAAGCACCTAACTATTTAAACCATAATGGAGTACTCGCTGCTGAAGTAGGACCTAGACTTGCCTCTCTTATTAAATCTAAAGGCTCTCCTTGGTTAGACTGGTTTAGTTTTAAGAGTCAGGATGCATACTTAAACAAAGATTGTATGTTTACCTACAGGAAACAAAAATGAGCCAGCCTTTAATTCTTAATTATCCAAAGAAACAACACAATGTAGCCTTAACTAAAATACTTCCTACATATTTTACCGAACGTCTTGGAGGGGGAGGCCAACGAACCAATTTTGATTTACATAAACAAGGTATTAAAGAAGTAGATGAGCTGGTTACCTGGATACAATCTACTCTTCCTCAAGTAGGAGCTCATTTTGCTCGCTTAAAAAAAGGAGAGAAATGTAATTTTAATGTAGAAGGTTTTAATCTTACTCATATGTGGGGAATTCGTTATAATAAAGGAGACTATGTTTACACTCATAATCATTTCCCTTTTACCGTGAGTCTAGGCTACTATCTTTATACTCCGAAAGGATGCTCTCCTTTAAAAATAAATAATAGAAAAATAAATGTTAAAGCAGGCCAGTGTATCTTTTTTCTAGGATCTAGTTGGCACAGCATAGATCCTGAGCCAGTAGGGGGTCGCTGTCTTATCGCTGCTAATATTTTATATCGCCTATGAAAAATAATTTTATTCATTATCAACCTAAGGTCCTGAGCTCCAAGGACTGTAAAAAAATAATAAAGTTTTTTGAAGATAATCCTTCTCTTTATATAAAAGGAAGGTTGGGAGAAGATGGAAAAGTAGATAGAACCAAATTAGAAAGTACTGAAATAACTCTAAATCTTTCTGAGGGTCAGTGGATTAATATAAAAAAAGCTTTAGCAAAAACACTCAAAGAATATAAAAAAGTTTTTCCTTTATTAGATACCCATCTTGATCCTTGGCATTTACAGCCACGCTGTCAGTTAATGAAATATGAACCAGCTAAAACATATTGGCGAATTCATTGTGAACGAGCACCCACCTATTCTCAACGTTTATTAGCATGGATGATTCATTTAAATACCATTCAAAAGGGTGGCAAAACTGTTTTTGTTCATCAAAAAATTAAAGTAAAACCCAAAGAAGGGGGTGTTTATATATGGCCTGCTGACTGGACTCATATGCATCATGGAGAAATCGCCCCTACCGAATTTAAGTATATTATAACTGGGTGGTATGATTACAATAGTTGATCCCAGCTAAATCATGTAGTATAAAATCCCTATATATAGGACAACTATGCTACAAAAATTAGGCTTTACACCTGGCTTTAACAAACAAGTTACCCCCACAGGCGCAGAAGGACAATGGACTGGTGGAGATAATGTACGTTTTAGATATGGTTCCCCTGAAAAAATAGGAGGATGGGACCAATTAGGAGAAGATAAACTAACAGGTGCCGCTCGAGCTCTACACCATTGGGATGATAACGCCGGCATTAAATATGCCGCCATAGGAACTAATAGAATTTTATACGTTTATTCAGGGGGAACTTATTCAGACATTCACCCTCTTCGAACTTCAATAGCGGGGTGTGATTTTACCAGTACCAGTTCATCTGCTATTGTCACAGTAACGTTTCCAACTCCCCATGGATTAGTCGATGATGACATTGTTAGATTTGACACAGTCAGTGGAGTAACGGGTTCTTCTACTTATAACAATGCTTCTTTTGAAGGTTTAAAATTTATGTGTACGGCCATACCAACGGCTACTACAATTACTATTACGATGAGCGGTGTTGAAGGAGGCACACCTTTAAGTAATACTGGATCTGCCACAGCACAATGTTATGTTAACGTTGGACCTGCTCAAGAAGTAGGAGGCTATGGCTGGGGTACAGGAAACTGGTCAGGACAAGCTTCAGGAGTAGCTACAACTACATTAGCTGCTAACATTGCAGATGTAAGTACCACAAATATTACCCTTACTGATTCAACAGCTTTTCCTACTTCAGGAGAAATTAGAGTAGGAACAGAAGATATTTCTTTTACCGCTAATGATACTACCACAGGAATTTTAAGTGGAGGGGCTAGAGGAGTGAATGGAACGACAGCACAATCCAGCTCTTCCTCACCATCGACTCACAGCTCCGGTGATACTGTAACCGATATTTCAGATTACGTTGCATGGGGCGAAGCATCCTCAGCCGACTATACGATTGAACCAGGACTCTGGGTTCTGGATAACTATGGAACAATATTAATCGCTCTTATATATAATGGAGCTTGTTATCAGTGGGATGCAGCTGCATCTAACCCAACAGCAACTAGAGCCACGGTCATGTCTAATGCACCTGCTAAATCAAGACACGTTCTGGTTTCACCAACCGATCGACACTTAATCTTTTTTGGAACGACAACTACGGTGACAGATTCTACTACACAAGACGACATGTTTATTCGATTCTCTACTCAAGAGAGTATTAATGACAGTGATTCCTATACGGTAACGGCCAACAATACCGCTGGTACACAACGACTTTCTAATGGATCTAAAATCATGGGAGCCACGAGAGGACGAGATGCAATTTATATTTGGACTGATAACTCTATGTATCTAATGAGATTCGTAGGAGCTCCTTTCACCTTTTCTTTTGAACAAGTAGGAACGAACTGTGGACTGATGGGTAAGAACTCGGCTGTCGAAGTAGACGGAGCTGCGTACTGGATGTCTGAAAACGGCTTCTTTAGTTATTCAGGTCAATTAGAATCAATGCCATGTCTCGTTGAAGATTATGTTTATGATGATATCAATACGGTAGCTAGAAATTTAATTTTCTGTGGCTTGAACAATCTATTTACTGAGATCAGTTGGTACTATGCATCTAATGGATCTGATGTTTTAGATCGTGTGGTAACTTATAACTATATGGAATCTATCATTGCTAAAAAACCGGTATGGACTACTGGATCGTTAGCACGAACAACATGGGCTGATTCTTCTTTGTTCGGTAAACCTCATGCTACGGCTTACAGCACAAGTGATAATGCATCCTTTGATGTTTATGGTAATACCGATGGAACAAGTATTTATTATGAACACGAAACAGGAACCGATCAAGTAGATGCTGGAGGAGCTATCACTGCGATCACAGCCAATATTACTTCAGGAGATTTTGATATTACTCAGAGAAGAGGACAAAAAGGACAGGTCATTGGCATGCCTGATCTAAGAGGAGACGGAGAATACACTATGAAAATTAGAAGATTTATTCCTGACTTTATTAGTCAGACAGGTAATACCCAGATCACTTTATTCCTTAGAGATTATCCTAATGATTCAGCTTCAGGCTCTCCATATGGACCCTTTACAATTACGAGTGCCACTGATAAAGTAGATACACGTGCCAGGGCTCGGGGAATAGCTATAAAGATAGCTAATACCGGAGCATCACAAAACTGGAAACTTGGTACGTTTAGATTAGATATTCAACCTGACGGGAGAAGATAATGGCAACAGATTACAGAGGATTAGCATTCGGACAACAATACTTTCCTGAGGAAGAAAGCGTAACAGGAACAGTATTTCCAAACGAACCATTCCTTTATGGTGATTTAAATCCTTATAGATCAGAAACAGAAAAATTTAGAACAAGATTTGATCCTACTCAAATACAAGCAGCCCCAGAAAAAACAGGAATTATGAAAAACCTATGGGAAGGAACAAAAGATTTTGCTTCAAACTTTAGTCCAACAGGAATTCTTAATACACTTACTGGAAGAAAAGGAGCTGACCAAAGTTTTGGAGGATACCCTGGAGGATGGGAGTCTCGAGCAGGATTATTTCCTAACGAAGTCGCTAATTTACAGCGACTTGCTGACCAAGGATACTTAGCCGGAGGTGGTAAAGATATTTTTGGAACGAATGTTGTTTCCTGGAAAGGAGATTACAATAAAGCCATGGAGAAGCAATTAGGAGTCTTTAAAGACACCGTTGGTAAGAAAGAAGGTATAGAAAATTTAGATGAGTTAGAAAAATATTACTTAGACACATATGGAGACAAATCTCGTCTCTATAATAAATTAAGACATGTTCGTGGATGGAATCAACCAGGAGATGGAACAGAACAAAAAACTTATCTTGACAAGATTCAAACTACCACTCCTAAAACTACAACGACAGGCGGATCC